CATGCTTTGGGTCTATCGCATCACCCAAGTTCTTCGCTTCGTTTATTGTCTTCATGCTGCTATATCCGTCCAATTAGGTGTTTGACTGTCGTCTACGTCTACCCATCCTGCATTCTGATTCGGTACGATTTCACCCCAAACTAGAACTGTTCCGACTTGGCCTGTGGCTTGTACCCCTAGTGGGTAGACCTTGGCTCCTGCTGTCTCGGTTGTCTCGCCTAGTGCTGTAGTACCCTGTACGCCCGTGACGTTGACGTTCTGTTGGAGCAGTACAGTGATATTGCCCAGTGTAGCTGTGGCTTGCAGACCTGTAGCATCAAGAGACGAATCCCCGATTATAGCTACGTTGCCCGCTGTAGCGGTTGCGGCTACGCCTGTGGCGTTTATGGCTACGGTTGTTATCGGACCGGCTGTACCTAGTGCCCCCGTACCTTCAACGCCTGTGACAGAGAAGTTGGCATCCGCGTTAACTATTACCGTACCAATCTGACCGGTAGCTGCATTGCCGAGAGCTTCTATCGCTCCATCGGCTTCAACCGCAATGTTGCCCAAAGAAGCCGTAGCTTCAACGCCTGTAAGGAATACTCCTGCACCTTCTTTGACGTTTACTGAGCCTATCTCGCCGGTAGCTTGGAGACCTAGTGACTGCCCCCACGAACCTTGACCCCAGACTCCTCGACCCCAACCACCTAGATAAACAGTGGCATTCCAGATTGTATAACCCGTCTCGCCTGTGGCGCTGACTCCAGTAACCGAAACGCTTGCATTTGCTTGCGCTATGGCTGTACCTAGAGCCGCTGTACCCGCTACGCCGGTAACACTTACAACTGCATCACCCGTAACACCTACAGTCCCTACAGCACCTGTACCGATAGGCAGAGCATTACCTTCGCCCCACGAATCCGTACCCCAAGTGCTGAATCCCCAACCGGAGAGTGGGACCGTAACGTCAGTCATATCAGGACCTAAGCGATACGGATTATAGCGTTGCTCGCGTCAGCCGCTGGGAAGACAATAGTAAAGTCGCCCGCAGTAGAGGTCTTGTCCGCACCGAAGTCCAGAACTGCAACAGCAGGGTTAGTGCCGCCGTTAGCCAAGTAGATCAAAGCGCCACGAGCAGTAATAGTCGCTGTAGACCATGTAGTATCTGCAAAGTCTAGGAACGCTGTAGTGCCGCTAGAAGCTGGGTTAGCTGAGATAGTCAGTGTGTTTCCGCCTGCTACGTAACCCGTGCCCACAACCTCATTAGTCGCAGAATACGCAGTAGTAGTCGCATCCAACGTAGCTGATGAAGTAAACAGAGCGATTTTAAATGTTTGTGCTGTGCCGCTGCTAAAGTCGAACGTGCCGTCTAGGACGCCAACTTTGAACGATGTAACCATAGCTTGTGTAATAGCCATTTTTCTTTCCTCTTAAATTAGGCTTTATCTCTAATGATAAGCCCTGTCCTGTAGGCATCGGTGACTTCTTTTGCTTCGCCGAAATTCTTCAATGAAATAACAGCTTCCGCAAACCGTTTTTCATACTCTTGCATGAGGTCCTGCTCACCTTTCATATAGGTATAAGCTTCAATTAAACACCCGTATAAAAGAGCTACTTCCGCATTCTCACTTAACCAAGTAGTACCGCTTCCAGAACCTGACGTTAAACTTGCGGGTCGATAGAAGTAGTGAAGCTCTACGGAATACGACGCGTTTGGCGTAGGTCCAATTAAAAAGCTACTAATGTCGAAATATGCGTAGTAACGCGGCGCGCCGGTAGTGGTCGCATCCGGATTAAATTCCTGAATAAAATTAACATCTTTGTACTCAAGAAAATTTTTATTGCCGTCACCATCTGTGTATGACAAAGAAAACGGTGCTAAAAAATCACTGGGTGCCGCAAGATATTGATTACTTGCCGTCATGTTGCCCGTGGCGTTTTTTCGAAACAAAGTAAGCTGAACGTTCTTTAAGATACGCTCTTCGGCCACGCGTATAAAAAGCGGCAGGTTACTTACAAAACTTGTTTCTTGGTTTTGTGTGTAATCCTGTATTGCCGTTTTTAATTGATCATAAGTAAAACTCATGTAGTTACCACCGTCACGCTACCTACTTGGCAAAAGCCTGTAACCGGTTTTAAATTTGGCGCTTCTACCAAAGGAACGCCTACGTAAACATCTAAAGGCTCTACCCTATCCGGGCGAGCATCTTTTAAAGCCTGTGGATCAATAACTTTACGGCGAGGGTTTAGCTGAGGTTGTTTAACTTCAAACTCATCCCTTCCGACCAGCATCCCGGTCCACTCTTTTTTCATGTCGTTAAGCTTGTAACGAAACCCAGAGCGGTCTGAAATGCCGTAGGCGTTTTTACCCGTAGCAAACTTGCCCATTACAGATTCCTAGAATACGCTAAGCTTGGAACAATATTAAACGAAGCTCTATCACGATCTTCGTCCATAGCACGCTGCATCTCTTCTTCATACAAAACTTTTAACAATTGAATACGGTCTGGTGCTTTTTTAATGGCTATGTAATACGCCAAACCTGCCGCTAGTGCCGGATAAAATCTAAACGGTATTTGCAACGTGTCTGTTGCAGAATCCGCATCGTCTAAACGGACTAAACGATTATAAATAATTTGGTCAGTACTGTTTTCCGGGACAGGCCACAGCTTTAACACGGGGCTTATTAAACGATCCAAAAACCACTGTGACGACCTAGACTGCTGCGTTTTATTTGGGATGTTTATATAGTCATCCCTACTCAAACGATCTATACCGTAATCAGTCCCGTCGCGGCGAACAACTATAGACAAAATATCAATAGTGTCAGCGCCTACATTAATCTCGGAGACGCCCTGAGTTAGTGTGGTAGTGACCTGTTGAATGGTCCACTGATTCAAACCACGGTTAGCCCAATCTGCAAACAAAAGATTCATAGAACGTTTAGCGGTTTTTAGATCGTACCCCGTACGCATCTCCTTACCGCAACGCTCAAACGCCTCTTCTATATAATCAGAAACGTCTAATTCAAAATCTTTTGATCCGGAAACAGCCATTATTTCTTCCTTTTAAGCGCTGTTACGCGCCGAGGTTTACCCGCCGGTTGCCCAAGACGCTTTTTTTGCGCGACTCGGGACTTCTTCTCTGCCGCTGTCATTTCACCGGCGGTCTTAGGAGTTTTGCTCGAAACACGTTTTTTAGGGCGACAATACGGAGTTCCCCGTTTTTCCCCTTCTTTGCGTCCGCAGGGTTTTCCCGTACGAACGTCTACCCACTCTTCCTTAAACCATCGTTTAAGGTCTGCGCCTTTCTTAGTCTTACGAACCGCCACGGGACTTATTCCCCCAGTTCTTAGCGCCGACTTTACGGCACTTGGCTATCGCGCCAGAAGCATAAGCTGATGGGAAAACCTTGTAACGAGCTTTTACTTTTCTGTAACAAGCATCTTTACTAGCCGCACCGCCGTCTTTGTAACCTTGTACTTTAAGACCACTGCGGACTTTCCCCATTCCTTTGCATTTAAGCATGGTTACTTAAACCCGCGGACCGCGCAGCCGCCTTTAGCCATTTTTTTAACTGGGCCGCCGTAATTCATGTGTTTTGCTTCACCGCCACATTTCATACCTTTTGCTTTTTTCTTTGCTTCGCCGCCATACATCATACCCATGGCCATTTCTTTGCGAGGACTGCATTTCATAATTTTCTCCTAGCCTAATATCATCATTACTACCGCAACTAGTGTCGCGGATAATTGACTAGCGATGCCGGCCAAAATCATCCAGTTCTTGTTCCGCAGATCACGTATATCATCTTCCATATGGTTAAGATGATTGTTCTCAATGCGGTTCAAAATAGTTTCAACGACGGCCATCTGGCGCTTCACGTCGTTTACTTCTTTCTCTAAAGGATCGTTACTTACCATTTCTTGCAACTCCAGTAACGTGCAGAGAACTTGTCTTTTGCCGTATCGCAGTTATGGCGCGCTCTAAAATTAGCACGCCTTTCGGGTATGTTCTTTTTGATGGTCATATTAGGGTCACCAAAACGAACTAGTTTTACGTCATCGCCTTTCTTAGCCAGAACTGCAAACTTTTTGCTACCGCCGGACGTCCTTTTTGGCTTGTTATAGCCAGAAAAAGTCTCTCCGCGATAGCTAAGACGCCCAGAAGGGCTTCGTTTTACAGCCTTTGTACTAGCCATCTAATTCCGCACCATTCAAAATATAAGTAATATCTAACGTAGCCGAAGCGGTAACTGTCCCGCCTACACTGTCTGCTTGCGCCCGTACTTCAATATCGGTTTTTTCTGAAAAAGATATCGGGTTCCAATAACTAATTGCCGTAGAATTATTGGCTAATAGCACTCTGTCTTTTACCTGCATAACTTCGCCAAAAGGACGAGCTTCTAAAGTAAAAATAGCAAACTTACCTGCACTAGAGGACGCTGAAACATCTTTTTGATGCAAATACGCCGTGTACCCCCGGGGCACTGTCCAGACACACATTAAAGTTTGATTATCACCAATTGCTATGGAGGCATACGTAGACACCGGAACACCAGAAGCGGGTGTCGCTTCTGTTCCAACGTACAAAGTGCCTACATTTTGGCCAGAACTTCCGGCTGAACGCACTACCATACGAAATACACGGATCCAATTAGACGCCTCTCCCAACTGAACGGCGCTTTGCCCGGATAACGAAACCGTTACGTTTACTTCGTCATAGTTTGCGTCTAACCCGTATACCTGAACCGTTCGTGCGCCGGTGCCCGCTGACGTATCGTTTGCATCAGAACTTGAAACATACAAAGTCGAAGCCGACGTAAGGTAGGTATATGAACCTCCTATCGTCCACACTGTTTCAGCGTCAGTCCCTATTTCAGGGTTATAACCAAATTTATGTAACGAATTATGATACGAAATTTGGCCTCTAGCGACTTGAAGCTCAAAAGGCTCGCTTGTTCCTATACGAGATATAGATGAAATTTCACGAGCCATTTAATCTTCCTTTAACTGTAAAACACAGTCATAGCGGTAATATTTGTTTCTAACGAAACATATATATCCGACACGCGGATACCTTCATCCGGGATGTTAACCGAATGAGAGTCGTCAGTCTTAAAGTCAATGTCTAAAGCGGTAGCGCCACCGTTACCATCGGTAACAGTAAGACGCCCGGCTCCGACATTGTCTGTCAAAACTTGTATTTGGCGTATACGAGCAGGGCCTACTCCCGCAGAACCGGTGCTTGTTAGCCGTATAGCTTTTACATCAGAACCAGCCATGTTGGCCCCCTATTATCCCGCCGATACGGTTACAACTCCGGCGTTACTCCAGAGTTGACCAGCTACGCTAGGATCAGAAGTGGGTAAATCGTTCAAGATAACGACACTGTTGGTGCCATCATAAGTGATTGAAATATTGGTAGTTACTGCGCCGGTAGTGGCGTTTTTAGTAATTTCAGTAAAACCGTTTTCAGACCTAACGGGTCCGGTAAAAGTAGTATTAGCCATGAAGATCTCCTGTCTGGGCTAAGTCAGTCACGGGATGCGACTGTCAGGGACATTTGTAAGATACGATAAAAAAAGGGGCAGCACAAGCCACCCCTTTTCCACACAAGACCTAAATCTTATGAACCGCTACCGTAAACAGCACGCCAATCTGAGACGCCGAAGCTGTAACGCTCACGGGCCTTGAATCGCATGTTGCCAGTATCGAAGTCGCCTTCCATCGCAGTCTTAAGAGGAGTTCGGTTGAACATCTTAAAACCGTTAGGAGCATCAGTCTTAATGAAGAAGTTGTCTGGGTCTGTCAGGAAGTGGTTAACCACTGCACCGTCAGGAATCATACCCATAGACTTAGTCGCATTGATGTCGTTATCGGCACTGCCGGGACGCAGGTTAGAGTTGATTACTCGTTCTGCAATGAATTGCAGCTCTTTAGGAATAATCATCTTCATGCCACGTACGGCAATCTTAAGACCACGCTCATCTGTCAGACCCGCGATGTTAA